CCACACAGTCGATAAAGACTGTTACGAGCACCTAAACGATATGTTGATAGGGTGTTATTCAGAATCACCTTTTAGGGAGAAAGAATATGCCTAGAGAAGAAATCGAATGGGAATGGGAAGAAGCGTTCGACAAGTTCGGATTCGGGGACGGTGACGGTTGGAACGGAACCGATATCGTCGCCGACTTTATCGAGAGCCTCGGATACGGAGTCGAACGTGATTACTGGGGAATCCATAATTATATGATCTTCGACATCAAACTAAAAGACGAGTCGATCTACACTAAAGAGGTTGATAAGGGGTACGACAACCCGCACGACTATCTACCGAGAGACTTGGTTAGAGAACTGGAGGCAAGATTTGGAGCTTATTAACAAGGATTTGCAGGAGAAGTTTAGTGAATAAAAGACACGGATCCCCCCACGATCGAGGATCAGCCGATGCGTATTACCATCGGCTCCCCGACCCTCATTATTACAAAGGCGATAGTTATGCGTCGGATCGAGTCGAGAAGAAAGATATGAGCGACGAACAGAGAGCTGAATACTATCTCGGTTACAACGAAATGACCGCCCGTAAGGATTGGGGAGACTTTGATGAAGAATAGGAGCAACGCATAAAAAAAGCCCGCTCAGTGGCGGGCTAATCTAGAACCGTGGTTCGTTAACCTTCGGCTGCTAACTTCTCCTTTTCCGCTTCCAGTGCAGCTCGTCTCCGAGCTGCTTTTCGCTTTCTTAGAAGTTCCATACCAACCGTTTTTCGGAAGGCGTTTTCGTTTCGCTTTTGTCTTTTCTTACTCACTATATTTCTCCCCATCCTGCAGATCGTAACCACGCATTATCTGCTTCGGCTAATGACTCGCGATGCTCTCGCTGTGATTCGCATTTCTCACACAGGATCATCTGACCGTATATTCCGGTCGATCCGCAACGGTACTCAACAATCTTATAGTCGTAGCCTTTTGGTACTGTAACCTCTATTCTGTTATCGCACATATGTTTTCCTTTTTGTTAGTTAATGAAACGTAGTGTTTCCAAGAACGACCTCTTTTCAGAAGTCGCTCGGAGAACCACTCAGATAATTTTAACTAGGTATGGATTACAGTGAGTGTCGTGAATTATTCCCGTCATTCGAGTACTACCCGTATCAGGATCGCTCCACATAACAGTCTCCCACGTTCCTGGTTCCCCGTAGTCAGTTTCAAACCATCGCGTAACTGTTACCGTTTCCGTAGGCGGTATCATTTTATACAGTGGCTTAAAGTTCATTTCAGCAAGGTCAGCGGCCTCGCCCCAATGATCTATTCTAGTACCGTAAGCAGGCGCGTCAGCGGGATAGTCTAATTCTATCAACCTTAACGACATAGTCTCGGAACGCAGTGGGTTCATTTCGTTAATCGTATTTTCGGGGTTAGCCAAAATATCAATCAACTCCCTACTAAACTTAGTAGTCGTAGTAGGTCTTTCGGAAAACATTTCCATGGTTATATCTTTTAGATCCATTTTTCTACCTTTCTATCTTTCTAAAATCCCGCCCGTGTAAAAGCGGGGCTAGCTTATAGTATAAAGTACCAAAACGCGCATAGTAAAGGACTAAAGTGCTATTGGAAATGGCCGATTTATTACGGTTATTGTTCTATTTAGAAATAAAAACTTTTTTTATTTTTTCAACAGAATTGACTAATAGAGTAATAGAAGTAATAGAATCACGTTGGAAGTCTCGAGAACAGTGGATCTTGGTGAGTGTCAAAAGTAATAGAAAATCTATGAGTTATTAGAAATGAAACAGAGAATAAGTAAGAGAGGGCGTGAGCAAAACATTTCGTTTTTTATATTTTATTTTCATTCTAATATATAGTTCACCCATCGAAACACCTCGGAAGCGTTGGATGAAACACCTACAGTACACTCCCATGACACCTGCTGATGACGGAAACGGTTACGTCGACCCTGATGGTAAGAAGTGGCAACCGCTGAATCCTAAGCAGAAGAAGTTCGCACGAGAGTATCTGAAAGGCCAAAACGCTACAGAAGCAGCGGTGAAAGCGGGTTACACGAAGAACCGCAACGCCGCTAAGAGACAGGGCAGCGTATTACTCAATCACAACCCACTTCTCCGAAATTACCTGATCGAGCAGGAAATGAAAGAGGCAGAAAGAGATAGAGTTTCTATGGAAGGTCATCTTTCCGCTCTTCATGATTTGAGGGAGGAGGCGAGGGGGCAGGGCCAAATCAACGCGGCTATCACAGCCGAGATCCACCGAGGGAAGGTCGGGGGGCTTTACATCGATCGACGCGAGGTCTTGACCGCACAGATCGACGCACTGAGCAAGGACCAGATCCTGGATCGACTGACGCAGCTCATCACGAAACGAGTTCCCCAAACCATCGAGGGAGAGATCACGAACCGACTCGGTTCGAGTGAAGGATCGATCGACGGATCGACGGATCGATCGACTATAATGGTGGAGCGATAGACCCGCCGCCACCCTCCCACCCACCCTTATTACTGACAGACGGATCGACGATCGGACTCGGGATCGATCGATCGACTTAGATTGATTGACGGATCGCGCGACCGCGACCCACCCACCCACCACACTTGACGCCACGGCCAGCGACGGACGGACGGACGGACGCCGACCGCTAACAAGGACGCCGACGGGGAGCCACTAACAAGCGACTAGACGGGGCGGGACTAACTAACTATTTATTTATTTATTTACTTTATCGCTTGACTTATTAGCCGCCAGACCTCATTATAATAACCAGTTAGGCAATAACGCCTAACTAATTAACTAAATAAGGATTCATTAAATGAATAAGAACTTAAAGAAAGAAGATCAACAGTCAGTCAAAGATGCGATAACTAACATTGAGACTAAGAAGAAAGAAATAGCGGGTGTTGATCTTGACGACATTCTAAACACTGTGCCTAAAGCATCATCCGCTAACCTAGCTCAATGGGTCGGCACTGTGACTTTAGTTGAAGAAAACATACCTTACCTCAAGTCTTTCAAATCTAGCGTCACTCAAAGAAGGTTTCAGCTAGCTATCATTGACTCATTGATTGAAGCTATCAAAGCTGGTAACGGTTCCCACGTTTTTAAATCAACAGTAGACGTTGACCACTTCGATTCTAATCAAGTATTTAAGACGTACAAGAATAAGTACACCACTAGCACTCACAACAATAACCCTAGTAACACTAGAATGGGCCATCTTTGGGGCGGCCAGTTATTAGGCAATGTTGCATGGAATGGTAAGCAAGCTGCTAAATGGTTAGCGGCTAATGATTTGCCTGATACTGTAGCCTTCTTTAAGGTTACTAAATAGTTAACTAACTAGTTAGCTAACACTAAGCCCGCCTAGCGCGGGCTTTTTTATGTCTAAAATTAGTGCTTGACTAGCCTAGCTAAATATGATATTGGGGCGGCCCGCTAAATTAGGGGTATACCCCCTATTGACTTTCCCGCTCCCGCCCACCCACCACTACCTTATTCCCGACTCTTTTTCCGCTGTACTTTTGCTATAGGTTCCCTACTCAAAAATTTTTCGCAATGTGTATTGGGACTCCGGCCTTGAAAATTTTCGCCAAATTTTTTTAGGCTGTTGCGTGGTATGCTATCTGGGAGTTACGATTGGCCCACTATGATTATCGAATCAGTCGCCGCCGCCGGTGCAATTCTATCCACGATCTCCACTGCCATTAATAAACTGAACGAAGTTGGCGACGGAGCAGCTAAAGCCGTTGAGTTAATGCAAGGGTTCTCTGACGCCTTGGATTCGTTTGAGCGCGAGAAGAAAGATTCGGTTATCAACAACCTCAGCTCACAGGAGCTTCTGAAATTGGAATCAATAAAACACAGACGCGATCAGTGGGAGAAGTCACTCCACGATATGCTCGTGATTCACGATCCGGCATTGTTGCAACGCTGGGACGAGGCTAAGGCAAGACAGAAAGCAAATCATAAGCGTCAGATGGAAGCTATTAAGGCAAGGGCCGCTGCCCGAAAGAAAATGATTCGTCAGATTTGGATAATTATGGGGGTAACAGCAATAGGATTACTTTGTGCATTTATATTAATTGGAGGGGTCATACTGATCTTTAAATAATGGATGTAGGAGCAATTACACCAGCTAATCAAATAGCGTGGAGACAGGTAGCCGAAGAGCGGTATCAGAAGTTAATGGAAAATACTCAGCGCGAGGAACGACGGCAGGCGGTACAAAATCTGCAGTCAAAGTTATATATCGCCAAGAATGGTAAGGTAGAAGTACAGATTGCCAGTACCAGACAGAATATTGACCTACTAGCGTAGTAAAATTTTTCCAGTTACGATTCGCACATGGCACACGAAACTCGTAAAGCGAATTTAATTAAGAAGCATAATTTAAAGGGTGTAAACAAACCAAAGCGTACACCCAGCCATCCGAAGAAATCGCATATGGTATTAGCGCAGGAAGGCCACAAGTTAAAACTCATTCGTTTCGGGCAGCAGGGTGTAAAAACTGCGGGCAAGCCTAAGAAGGGTGAGTCAGCAAAACAAAAGGCGCGGCGTAAGAGTTTCAAAGCTCGCCATGGAAAGAACATCGCAAAAGGAAAAATGTCAGCGGCTTATTGGGCCGATAAGGTGAAATGGTAATGGCAGACATGCAAGCAATCTACGACGAAGAGGCTGGGCTTAACGACGGAGGCGGCTTGATGTCCCTGTTACGCGGTGGCGGTGAAATGCTTCTTGGTCCAGAGATCATGGACAATTTACCTATGTTATTGCGAGCACTACAAAACACGAACAAAGATACGCTGACCATGGAACAGATGCGAGATATGTCTGGGCCGCTGGATGAGTCTAGTTTATCTGTACGATTAAGTAACACTCCTGGGTTGGAAGAGTCG